GTACATGGTAGTTCCTTTCAAGCAGAAGAAGGTTGTAATGATGACTTGGTAATGTGTTGTGTATTATTTGCGTGGGCAAGTGACCAGACTTATTTTAAAGAACTTACAGATAGTGATATAAGACACCAGATGTATAAAGACCAACAGAATCAAATAGAACAGGATATGGCTCCCTTTGGTTTTATTGTTGATGGTTTAGAAGATGAAAATATAGGACAAGCTGTAGATGAATATGGTACTAGATGGTCACCTATTGTTAGAAAGTATGATACAGACTGGTAATTAAAACGTATCAAACTCAATTAAATCATTATCTAATTTAACCCAACAATTTCTACAAACTATTTTAGAGTTGTTAATAAGTTCTTTTATTTCTACTTGACTTTCTTCGTTTATCCCTACTCTTTTAACCTTTCTTCTTATAGCTAAATCGTGAGGATAGAACTTAAGACAGACTGTTTCACTTTCTTTACAGTGAACACAATACTTATCTGCGAGAAAATCATTTAACCACTTGACTCTTTTACGATAGTTACGTCTTGCAACCTTTTTAATTGTTTCTTTATACTTGTTATAGTGTGCATTTCCCATGATTTTATTTATAAACAACTGGAATATAAAAAACAGTCTGTAAATATAAAATTTCCTAAATAAAATAAAAACTAACTTCATAGAGGAAAGAGGAGAGAACAATATGTCATTTTTAGTTTCCCCAGGCGTTCATGTTAGAGAGATTGACTTAACGAATGTCGTTCCAGTAGTTGCGACCTCTATTGGTGCTATTGCAAGTTCATTTGAAAAGGGCCCTGTCGGTTCTATTATTGATATTAGTTCAGAAGAAGAACTAATACAAATTTTTGGTAGACCACAAAACGATAGTAATCAATTTGAAAACTGGTTTGCAGCTGCAAACTTTCTCGCATATACAGACGCATTAAAAGTAGTAAGAGTAGAATCTGGTATAACAAATGCAACAGCAAATGGTGCTGGACTTTTAATCAGAGATGATGACCACTACGACAACGATTTTGATAATGGTCAAGGTTCTGTAGGTGAGTGGTCTGCAAGAACTGCTGGTACACATGGTAATGCAATAGGTGTATCAATTTGTGCAACTGCAACTGCATACGAACAGTCTGCTGTAACCACAACTTCAGGTACAGAAGCAAAAGGTCAAACAATAATATCAGTAACAGACGCATCAGTATTCAGTGTAGGAGATATTGTTCACTTTGGTGAAGCAGGTAATATCGAATACGAAACAACATCTGTAAATACATCTGATAACACAATCACAATTAAATTATTAGATGATGTAAATGGTGCTGGATTACAAAATGCTATTTCTTCTGGAACAAATATCAGACGAAGATGGAGATTTTATGACTTGTTTGATGGTGCTCCAGGCACTTCCTCTTATGCAACAGAAAGAGGTAGAGGAACAGGTGATGAGATGCATATTGTAGTTTACGATTACACAGGTAAACAATCTGGATTTGATGTAGACTCAAATGGTAATAGAACAAATGGTATTTTAGAAGTTTATGCAAACTTATCAAAGAACATAAATGCAAAATCACCACAAGGTGACAGCATTTACTATCCATATGTAATTAGAAAACAATCTTCATTTGTTTATTGGACAGACCATAATACAGCTGGTGTAAACTGGGGTGAAGACATTGATGCAACAACAGGTAACATTGTTTTAAACTCAACTGACGGTTCAGCAGATGCTGGTGATAAAATTCAACTTGAAGATGGAAGTGGTGCTACTGGTTCAATCGAAATGGAAAGTGGTTCAAGTGCTTACTCTGCATTAAACACACCAACTAAATCAGAACTTGATGGTGGACTAGATGACTACGCAGTAACTGCTGGAGAGTTAGATAGTGGATATGGTGAGTTTGAAGATACAGAATCAATAGATGTTAATCTAATATTAGGTGGACGAGGTGGTGGAGCTGGTGACAGTGATTCATCACAGGATACTCATGTTACAATGCTAACAACTCTTGTTGAAAAAAGAAGAGATTGTGTTGCATTTGTATCTCCATATCGTTCTGCAACAGTTGGTGTATCAAGTTCAAATACACAAACAAGTAATGTTGTAGATGCTTTTGAATTATGTCCTTCATCATCTTATGTGGTGTTTGACAGTGCATACAAGTATCAATATGACAAGTACAATGATGTGTTTAGATTTGTACCTTGTAATGGAGATACTGCTGGTCTATGTGCATTCACAGACCAAGTTGCAGATTCATTCTTTTCACCTGCTGGATTTAATAGAGGTAACTTAAGAAACGCAATCAAGTTATCTTTTAATCCAAAGAAAGCAGAAAGAGATAGATTATATCGTGCAAGAATAAATCCAGTCGTAAACTTTCCAGGCCAAGGTGTCTGTTTGTTTGGAGATAAGACTGCACTAAGTAAACCAAGTGCGTTTGATAGAATCAATGTAAGAAGATTATTCTTATTACTTGAAAAAGCAATCGCAACTGCATCTAAGTTTCAACTCTTTGAGTTCAATGATGAATTTACAAGAGCACAATTTAGAAACCTAGTAGAACCTTTCTTAAGAGATATACAGGGTAGAAGAGGTATCACAGACTTTAAGGTAAAATGTGATGACTCAAATAACACTGGTGAGGTAATAGATAAAAATCAGTTTATCGCAGATATCTTTATCAAACCTGCTAGGTCAATTAACTTTATTACACTAAACTTCATCGCTACAAGAACAGGTGTCGCATTTAGTGAGGTAGGAGGATAACATGGCAGCCATAGACGATTTTAAAGCAAATTTAATTGGTGGTGGTGCGAGAGCCAATCAGTACAGAGTAACGATTACTCCACCTCCAGGCATTGCAATAGGACTTGATGTGAGAAGAGCATCATTCCTAGTTACTGCATCTATTTTACCAGCATCAACACTTGGTGAAGTTGCAGTACCATTTAGAGGAAGAAACATTTATGTTGCTGGTGATAGACCTGCTCCAGAGCCTTGGTCAACAACATTCTTCAATGATACAGACTTCATGGTAAGAAATGCAATGGAGAGATGGCATAATGGTATTAATAACTTTGCAGACAATACTGGTGTAACAAATGCAGCTGATTTTCAAACAGACTTGTTTGTAGAACAGTTAGACAGAGATGATACAATTCTAAAGACTTATATTTTTAGAAATGCATTTCCATCTAGTATTGGACAAATTGATTTAACAAACGAAGAAACGACAACGATTGAAACATTTGAGGTTAGTTGGAGGTATCAACACTTCGAACCTTCTAGTGTTTTATAACCTACTAAATAGTATTACACAACAAGTAGGAGTTTTATAATGGCTGACCTTTTTGGTTTTCGTTTTTCACGAATAAAAGATGATAAGAACAAAGAAAAATTCACTCTGCCGTCCGAACAAGACGGCACGATTGATGTTGCTGGTGGAGGTTTCTTTGGACAAATACTTGACACAGATGGTCGAGAACGAACAGAACAAGACCTCATTCGTAGGTATAGAGATATCGCACAACAACCAGAGTGTGATAGTGCAATAGAAGATATAGTAAATGAAGGTGTTATTTCTAATGAAAGAGCACAAGCAGTTTCAGTAATTCTAGACCAAATTCCTTATCCAAGTAGAATTAAAAAAGCAATTGAAAATGAATTTGATTCTGTTCTTAGATTGTTAGACTTTGATACAAAGGGACATGATATATTTCGTAGATGGTATGTTGATGGAAGAATGTATTATCACAAAGTAATTGATAAGAAAAATCCAAAAAGAGGTATTCAAGAAGTTCGATACATTGACCCACGAAAAATTAAGAAAGTTAGAGAAATTGATAAAGATATTAAAAAAGGTTCAAGTATTGAAACAATTAAAAAAGTAAATGAATATTATATTTACAATGACAAAGGTATGTTTAGTGGTGGATATGGTTCTGGTGCAAATGAAGGATTAAAGATTTCACCAGATAGTATTACTTACTGTCCATCTGGTTTAGTAGACCAAACTAAAGGTAATGTTTTATCACATTTACATAAAGCAATTAAACCAGTTAATCAGTTAAGAATGATAGAAGACGCACTCGTTATCTATCGTATCTCCAGAGCTCCAGAAAGAAGAATATTCTACATTGATGTTGGTAATCTACCAAAAATTAAAGCAGAACAATATCTGAAAGATGTTATGAATAGATATCGTAACAAATTAGT